TTTTCCTTCCACTTTGCTTGATAAACTACACCACAAATGTCAGATGGGTAGTTCATATGGTTTGTTCTGTTAATTACAACTTGAGATACTGCAATCTTACCAGCAAGTGGTTGATTACCTGCTTCAAAATACATGTTTTGTGCAAGACAATATGCTTCATTGTTTTCATCATATGCATTTGCTTTATCAGCAATCAACATTGCACACATTATAATAAATGTTATATACAATGGTGAAAAGTTTTTGTGAAAGTTTATATCCATTGGTATCTCCAGTTTAGTAATTGTTTTTGTTTTTTGATTGCATCATCAGTGTCCATTTTTTTAACTGATATCTCTTCATTAGCTCCCCTGCCTATAATTGTGACATTTGATTCTGTCACTTCAACACAATCATCTAATATATTAAAAGTCACTGAATGACCTTCATGGTAAAGTGTTCCTTTAAATACCATTCTAGGATGGTCTACACATTTGTTCATACTAACCCCATTGCAATTAATCCAAGAATAATAAACTCATCAATTATCATTATTGCTAGAAAAATTATTGTTTTTAAATTCATAATCTACTCCAAAAACTGGTGGGATGGAGAACAGTTATACAAACAAAAGCTGTAATGTAAGTGTTCTTTTTTGTAATGGTCGTTCTCCTGTCCCATACCCGAGCCGTAGCCCCTATTATTGTCCACCTCGTACATATGCACGAACTAATTCTTCTCCAGTAATCTCTTCACCAAATGTGTGAACAGTCTTACCATCTTGTTGTCTTTTGATAATACCATTATTGTATTGTACATCTGTGACATTACCTTTATCCAAAAACTTTTTAGAATCTTCTGTCTCATACCACATAGAATCTAATCTATGAATATGAACTGACTTGGGAATCTTTGCCCATTCTTCTGCTTCTAAAAGAAGTCTTTGGTTTTCTACTATCTCATCATATTGTGTCATCAATATTTTTCTCCAATAAAAGACCCAGTGCTTGTGGCACTGGGTTGGGAAGAAGACGACTCTAGTGAGGTCTTACTATAATTCAAGTCCATCTTCTTCCTCATTAACTATTGTGTCTTGACCCAAGACATTTTCATCAACCTTTGTATAAAGGTCAAGGAATGTTGCTTTGGTATCTTCATCGAACCTTGCAAGACATACCTCAATTGATTTCATTTTGTCATTGAACATTGAGAATGCTTTTGCAATGTGAACCAACCTTCTAGTTGAAATCACTTCATCAACTGCACCCTCGTAGAATGATTTTCTAATAACATCTGCCCAGTCAACAAGTTTGTTTGCAAACTCATCATCACTGACTCCAAGAATTGCAAAGTCACCTTTGACAATTTTCTTTTCAGTTGCAACTGGTGGGTATTCTTGTTCAAGACAAATTGCAAACCTTTCAAGGAATGCTTCGTTCAAGATGTTAGTTCCTATGAACCTACCATCTTCTGAACCTTTACCTTTAGTGTTTGCAGTTGCAACCACTGTGAAACCAGCCTCTGGTTTTACAAACTCACCAGTCTTCTTGATTAGATAACCACCACCCTCAAGGATAGATTGTAAACACATTATCTTGTTAGATGCAAGGTCTACCTCATCAAGTAATAGGACAGCACCTTTTCTCATTGCTTTGAGAACTGGGCCTTCTTTAAAAACTATATTACCATTGATAAGAGTATTTGAACCAATCAAATCATCTTCATCAGTTTCAATAGTAATGTTGACTCTGAAAAGTTCTTTCTTGAGTTTGGCACATATTTGTTCAACCATCAAGGTTTTACCATTACCACTCAATCCAGTAATAAACACTGGGAAGAAAACTCCAGATTTAAGAATTGACTTAAGGTCTTTGAAGTGACCAAAAGGAACATAGTTATCCATAATAGATGGAATAACTGAAATGTTTTCATCGAGAACATTCACACCAACAGTAGATGTTGGAACTGGAACTGTTTCAACAGTTTGGACTGCTTGGACAGTTGGTGCAACAGGAGTTGCATAGTTCTCTGGAACTACAGATTCAATGGAATAAGTTCCATAACCTGCTTTGAATTGTGGTTTTCTAATCAACCACGAAGGAAAAGGGATACCTGCCGTATCACAAATTTTCCTAACAGTGGATTTAGAAAACTCCACTTGACTTGGATATTGTTCTGCACAGGCATCCAAGAACCTATAATGATTAGCATTCAAATTCATAATTTAACCTCACTTGTTTTTGAATAATTTTCCATGTTTGTATTATACTAAAATGTGTACCCATCATGCAACTTTTTTAACGAAGTGCTGGAGAATCTTTCTTTGGGACATTTTGTTATTTCCCATTCTTTTCATTGCACCCTTCAATGCTTGTTTACTTGCACCAGCATCTACATCTAAAGTGTCATCTTCTGCAACGATACCCATTTTCTTCTTGTTTAGAATGTAGAACTCATTGTATCCACTCTTATCAGTAGTTTCAACTTTGTATCCACCTTCTCTTCTAAATAACTTGTATCCTTCTGCTTTGACATCCCAGTTATTGTAAATTCCAGAGAACTTATCAACTGCATGGTCAAAATCTCTATGTTTGTTAGGACAAATGAAGAACCCAACTGTATCAACACCAGTAGTTGATTCTATCCACTTGAGTAGATTGTTAGTACCTTCTCTGTATCCACCATTTTCTGAATATTGGAATGTAGATTTTGTTCTTCTATCGTGAACATATTCTGCACCACCATATCCTTTGAAACCTTCCATTCTAAAACTGTCACCATCAGTAAGAGTCACAAACTGCAACTTGTCAATTGAATAATTATGTTTGAACTCTGCAATGTAATCTCTCATGAACATTAGGGATGTATCCAAAGGTGTTCCACCCAATGCATAGTTTCTGTGATGATACCAACCAGCATGGAATCTTGAACCACCTTTAGCACTTCTGTAATAACCACCATCACACATTGATTCTAATTGTGCATTCATAACAACACATGATTCTTTGAAATCTCTTTTGTTCATTTTGTCAGTGAATAACTCAATCAATCTTAAATCATCACTAGGTCTAAATTTACCTTTTACTTTTTCTTCATAATCGTAAGTATTTTCTCTGTTTTCTACTCTCCATGCATCTGTAAATGCATACACTCTGTGAGGAATACCAACTCTTCTACAGAACATTGTAAGAACTATTGATTGTTCATAAGTCTCTCTGATTGCATCATACATAGACCCAGACCAGTCAACCAACATAATCACACCATGATTTTTACCATCAGGCACGACAGTTGCTCTTTTGAAAATATCATCCTTGAGTAAGTACTGGTGGATTTTTGACATATCAATTTCACCAGTTTTTGCAGACATTGACTTCTTGTATGCATCTGCAGCCTTTCTCATATCAAATTCTTTTGCCATGTAGTTGATAACATTCTTGTTATGTTCTAGAAACTTTTCAGTATATTCTCTAGAGTTTGCAATAGTATCAGTGGAATGTTCATATTCCATACTGTCTTTTTTCATACCATCAGAAATATCTGCAATCATTTGTTTGAAAGGAATTATAATATCTTTTGCTTTAAATTCTTTAGAGTTGAAGTCCATGTAAGAAGGTTCACTATCCCATCTATCCATTTCTTTGTGAAGTTTGTCTTCATTGTTTCTGAAATTTTTATCAGTGATAGATTCCTTTGCATTGTCATCAACTTCTGCATTTCCAGACTTACCACCTTCACCTTCACCACCTGTTAGGTTTTGACCCTTTTCAGTTTCAACATCACCCTCACCAGTAGTTTCTTCATCTGATTCTTCATCACCATCTTCATCAGTAGATTCAGTACCTTTTGCACCATCCTCTGATTCTTCATCAGACTCATTTTCTGATTCTTGATTACCACCCAGTGAATCTTCTGTTTCTTTTTCTTCTGATTCTCTTTCATCAAAGTCTTGAGGAATTGTATCACCATCACCTTCCATAGTTTCAACAGTTTGCATTGACTTATCAGTTTGTGGTTCTAGGTCTTCTAGTTTAGATAACTCATAAAGATAGTCTGCAACTTTGACTACCTTTTCCCAAGTATCCATTTTAGTGTCTATTTGATTTATGATTTTTTGTTCTTCTTTAGAGAAGTCAATCATGATTTTGTGACCAATCTTGAAGTAAAGATTAATTCTATCAATAAATGCAAGTTTGTTTACATTGTAATCTTTAACCCCAAAGAAATCTAGGTCATTGTGTAATTCTGAATATGCATCGTAAAAGATTTTTCTCAAACCAGCATATTTTGATTTGATGTGTTTTTCTATTCTTACATCTTCAAGGACATTTAGATATCCTTTGTATTTTGCACCTTTTTCTGAAACTGCATTGTGCCATCCATCTGCTGGAGTAATAAGTGCATGACCAACCTCATGACCCATAAACAAGTCATAAAGTTGTGGACTCATATCCTCTTTAAGAATAGGACATACTAATTTTCTTTTGTCTACTTCAAAGTATGCAGTAGGTACTTTTTTGTGTTCTATAATTAAATCCTCTGTTGCAAGTAATCTTGCAAGAGAATCTTTCTGTGTTCTTAATATTTGATTATTTGACCTCATGAACCTATTATATAAAAAAGTGTACCCCTATGTCTACTACTTTATATTGGCGGTCTGTAAGGGAATCGAACCCTTCTCTCCGCCGTGACAGGGCAGTGTTCTCACCGATGAACTAACAGACCGAGTGATATAGTATATAGGAATATGTACCTATGAGTCAAGAACCTTTATATTAAATTCTTTTACCCACCATTCTCTAACTGGTTCTGAATTAACTCCTACATTGACTGTTTCTGGATTTGGATTTGCAATTAAATCTCTCCATCCACCATCTTTATTAGTACCTTGCGTACCATGAGATTGGAGTTCCATTTCTTCTGCTTGAGTTGTATACCATATTGGTGCAGTGTATCTATCTTCACCTTTTCCATCTACATTTGCTGGATATACACCATGAAAGTGTTTCATACTTTGGAAGATAACACATGTTCCTGTTTCTGGTGCAAACACTTGACCATCTTCAAAATATGTTTCACCACCTTCAAAGTTGTCATTAAGATACAATATAGATGCATAATCAGTGTATGGTACAACATTGATTACTTGTTCTTCATCTTCTAAAAATTCTAGTGGAGTTCCCTTTCTAGTTTCTAATGGGATTTCATATAATGGTTTTGCCATGACATCAATATGCATGTCTTGACCTTTACCAGAAGGCCACCACATAAGTTCTGATTGTTCTGGATATGCTCTTTCACCATAGACTTTCCAGATTTCTGATATGGCTTTGTATTGATACTCTGCCATGATTCTTTTGATTTCAAGATTACGAATGTTTACAAATGGTATTCTTCTACCATTGTATTGTTCAGCTGCATCATCGTGTGTGACTAAATTAAAATTAGCTTGATGATACTTTATCAGTTTCCGACACTGTTCCTTCGTCAGGCAGTTTGGGATTGTTGAGACGATATTCTCTGGCAGCTGATAACATTTGTTCTCTGATTCTTGCATATTGTTTTTCTCTTTTCTGTTTCTTTTTCACTGCTCTTTCATATTTTAATCTAGACATGTGGTCTATAAACAGAATACCATTTAAGTGGTCTAATTCATGTTGGAAACATCTTCCTGTCATTCCACTAAATTCCATTTCTTTAACATCACCATTTTCATCTTGCCATCTTGCACGAACCCATGATGGTCTTTTAATGATTGCAAATATTCCTTCACACCCACCAGTAAGACATCCTTCTTCCATGTTTTCAGTCTCTTCTGATAATTCTAGTATTTCTGGATTTGCAAAAAACATTGATTGTTCTTTATTTGCACCTTTCATGACAAACACACGATACTCATAACCGATTTGATTTGCAGATAAACCTACACCACCTTCCTCAAACATTCTATCAATCATTTCTTCTTTTAGTTTAATTGGGTCTGTTGGTGGATTATCAAAATCAAAAAATGGCATTTCTTGTCTTAATAGTGGATTGTCTTTGTGTAATAGTGTCATTATCTTTCTCTTGGTTCTACATCTACATATTGATACCAACCTGTCACGATATATTTTTCATCATTGATTGGTGGGTTTCCTCTATGTAAATGTGTGAAGTGTGCAGGCCAAACTACAAAGTCACCTCTCTTTGGTTTTATTCTCATGTTTTGATGTAAAAATTCTAGTTCACCACCTTCTTCTATATCATTAAGGAATAATGCCCATGCAAGAACTCTATATGGTTCATGTGGGTCATGTTCACAATGCCATACATGATAACCTTCACCTGGCCTAGTTTTTTGTATCTTACCTTGAATAGATACTGGTCTACCAAAGCCTGGATACTCTTTATTATATAATTCTAATATATCACCATTGATATATTTTTGAAAGTCATCAAATTCAAAAGAAAGGTGTTTTAACTCATCACCTTCATATCTTTTTATAGATATTGCATTATCAGCTTTTTCTCTTTTAGAGATATTTTCTGTAGATTGTCTACTTCCTATTCTTTCTGGAGTGACTCTTTCACAGTAATCCCAAAATTCAAAAAATTGATTTATATTTTCTTCTTTAAAAAAACCTTTATATATTGCTACAAAATCACTAAACTGTACGATTTTTTTACCATCACTTTTTACTTTCATATTCATAATATATAGTTCGTTATTTACTATTAACTATTCTACTAAAGTTTTTAACTTTTTCAAATGTCATAGTATGTCTAAATTTCTCTGTTAGTATATCACCTTTATGAGATATAATAAATGTATTAGTATCACCATCTAGTGTATGTAGTATCTTTAGAAACTCTTCTGTTCCACCTTCATCTAACGAACTGTCAAACACTTCATCTAATACTAATAGATTTGTATTTACAGAGTTCTTTAGTTTTGCAACTGCTCTCCAAGTGAATAACAGTGCAAGGTCAATTCTCATTTTTTCACCTTCACTAAAGTTTGCATATGAGAATGCATCACGATATCTAGATTTAATTGTTTCGTTGAACCCTTCATCAAGTTCAAACTGAACAAAGAAGTCCATAGAAGCAAGATACTTGTTAATTAACTTATTCATAATAGGTAAGTACTGTCTTATGATTTTAGTTTTAATACCACTGTCTTGCAATAGATGTTGTGCAATATCATAGTAAGACCTTTTATCTATGAGACCTTCTTTCTGTGAGTTGTGATGTTTTAAAGTTTTCATTTCTTTATTTAACTTTGTACTATCATCTGTCACATTCTCTGTTCTTAACTTTTCTATCTCTGCATTTATTTTTGTGATGTATTGATTAGACGCAGAAATTTCATTCTGTTTTTGTGCAACTTGTCTGTTGAGAGTGTCGACCTTACTTTGAATTTTTTGGATTTCCTCGATTCGTTCATTGATAGATGTGATGTTGTTTGCAATCTCATCAATTCCCTTTTCGATTTCTGATACCTTTTCTGATGTTGTGGATATCTTTTCTTGTTTAAAGTCGTCTTCCATATCTCTGTGACATGTGGGACATTCGTCATTATCCTCATAGAATTTTATCTCCTTTACACCTCTTGACCTTGCTTGGTCTAATTGTTTTTGCAATTCAAGAGTTTTGGTTAGTTTATCTTTAACA